CTGGAACCAAGTTTCAAGGGGCTGCACTGACAGAACACGATGTGGTTCAATTCCGTCTTATACAGCTCCATTTTGAGTGTGTATCCAAAGCGCAGTAGGTGGGCTATTGCTGCGTCAGCATCGATTGCTCCGCGTTCGCAAATAGCACCAAAGTCATCACCACAATCAAGTGGTTCTATCTTAATGCTCTGCTTTTCGAAGTAGTCAATGAATATGCAGTTGATCACTACGTGCGCAATGAAGGCAGTTTCGTTCGAGCCATCAAACAGTATGGCGGGGAGCAGCGCTTTGACCTTCCACATGAGTCCGTGGAAATCTTGTAGCGTGGCACTGCCCATAACTTTCTGCGGTAAAACTTTCTTGTCGCTTTCGGGGAAAATCAACCACACTAGTAAGTATGCCAAAGTCAAGGCATCTTCCCTGGTATGTTGTGAAAACCGCGAACAGTCGAAACAGTAGTATACTGGGTCGTTGAACATCGCCCATTTTGTCTCAACTAGCGAGCCAATTTCGTCTTGTGTGAGTCCTTTTGTACAAACAAGGTGCTCACAACAGCATCGCAACCTCCAGACCTCATCAATTGCTCGATATAAGGTCCTTTCACCGTCATCTTCAATGCTTTTGATGTACGGGCCCTTCTCAACGAGGCACTCCTCGTAACTTGGGCAGATTACTCTGCAAGCCTTGTCATCCTCATTGTCTTCCCTTGAGGCTTTCACAAATAGCTTGACGTCGAAAAATTTATCCTCCCAACCATACTTGTTGAGGTTGTCGAGGGCGATACGGTAAACGGCACGTCTGTGCGAAGGTGATCTCTCTACCCACTCCGCACGTGTCATGAGAGCTACGTTTCCGATTTCGTCTTTTATATGATAAACGAGGTGTTTCAGTGTGTCAAATATCCCTGGTTCCGGACTTGGCGGTTTGGCAAGGACACCGTTGACAGTCACTAGGTAAATACGATTCACCAAAGCTTCTATCAAATTTTCAAAGCAGTTGTTGTTTGTGGTGTATTTTGACAACACTGGTTCTGTCTTGGTTAGGACCACTGATCCTACGTCACGCACGGGGGCCAAACCTTGCATGAGCACGCATGTGCGACCTCGAGTCGCTTTTGTTGTTGAGCCCAGTGGAGTAACGGTGATTTTTAATTCGAACCTGGCTATTGGTTCTAAATCAAGAGTTTTAAATCTACCATAACACTCCACCGGGCGTGCCTATATTTTTGCCTTCTCACCTGGGATGATGGCAAAGTCGAATTCAGAGGCAGTTGGGCTCACCACAGCGTGGTAAACAGGTTTGCACATTCTGAGTTTTGCAGTTTTAGAATACTTGCCATGTTCTTCCAGTGCTCGCTGCACTGTACGCATAATGGCCATCTGCTCACTCTTCATCAACCCCTCAGAGCCAAACATCAAGATGCTGGCGTTCTTCACTTTGAGGTCGAAGATCAAGTCTTTGTACGCGTCCAATTCGCTGATACATTTCTTAGCACATGAACGGTCAGTCTCCCAGTCATCACTTAACTTATCCATGACGCTGGGTGACTGAAATCTGTTTTGTTTCCTGTTTCCGGTAAACAGTGCTGAAGCCCTTGAGTAGTTCTGGGTCTCCAAGCAGTCTCCCGGTTTCAAGAGCACTCTCTCGCTCTTGACATTCATGATTCTGAGCCTTTCATCATTGGTCTTGATTTTCCAATTTTTGATGAGATTGCCCACAAATCTGCCGTGTGTTGGTGACATGCCAAGCATGGTGGCAGTCGCTTTGAGCCATGTGAGCCGTTCTACGCTGCCTGTAGTGTCGACAACGCAGTTGTGGCGCCTCATGTAACTCGTGATTTGCTTTTTCACATGCTCATCGCAATTGCATGTCTTAAACTTACAAAACACGCATAGCCCTTCGCTCACATAATGTCCCGGGAGGCATGTCTTCGGATACTCGGCTGAAATGCCCA